TTGTTATATCTATACGTGTACTCGTCGCATAGCGCTTCAAATAGTTCGTAGTGCCACTGGTAGTTTTGTTTGGATTGACGTGTCCATACTGTTGATGGATGATTATAATGAACAGCTTTATATAGGATGTTATCCATTCCATTATCAGATAATATGTACTGTTTCTGCTTGCGACCTGTAGGTGACTTACCAGTGATCTCGGTGCCATCAATCATTCTATGTGCAGTACTAAGCATTTGAGCAGCTTCTAGTATCATTTTAACTACATGCTTATTATTGTGGTACTGTGCTGCGATTTTAGGGTCATTATCTAAATGGAAGATATTCACGTAACTGTTGCCTCAATATGATTTAGAATGTATATTATATCACAGTTCTATGTATTTGTAAACTGTTATTTGTAACAATATCCCATAAAAGGACTCCTTTTGGAAGTCCTTTTTGGTTAATATTGATGTTCTTGATAAAGAACTAATCTTCGCCTGCCTTGATTTCAGCTATAGTAGCAGAGATAAGACTTATCTTCTTATCCATACGATATACTATATCGTCTTTGCCTTTCTTAGCCATACGAGTCCTATAATATTTAGTCTCAGTAAGGTCCTGCTCTAGCCGATTTATTAAGTCTAATTGTTTATTATTCATGAGATACACCTCGTAACATCTCTTGGTTATTAGAATCATAGTTTTAGATTAGTTAATATGTACACCTCCAGTTTAGTGTATATTTAAGCTGATTTCATACGGTTTGTTCTGGNAGTAAACCAGGAAAGGCTTCATTGATAAGTTTAACAGTCATACCTGTTACCTTTATTGATTTGTCCTTCATCTTAATAATCAATTCTGCTTCGTCAGGGTGTAACACTTCAAGCAGGTTAATAAATATACTTTCGCGCTTAGCATCTAGAGGCACACTGTTACCCTTAACGATGTGTTTGAATTTACCTACAGCTAGTTCTTTAGAAAGCGGTCGTGGACCTTTAATCTCTGGATCGAGTGCTCGATATGGAGGTGGGCCTTTAGGTAGATCAAATACTATTCGATCATCGAAATTACCTCTAAGTACTGTTCTTAGTGTTATACTATCATTAGTCTTTAATACTTCGATCTTAGCATTTCTTCCTTTAGTCTCTGCTACTTCTTTTAATACATGAGCAATGATCTCAATCTTATTGTTCACTGTAACTCCTTAAAGTGTTTTAGTGTAGAATTCTTCAACGCATTCTACTAAACGATTACATCGTTTCTTGATTAAATAATTAAGCACCTTCATTTTAGGTGCAGGTTTTTGTTCATCGAAAGTATTTATAATCTTCGTATAGATGTCTTCTGGTATCTCACATAGATCAATTAGAGTAAGATTACGTTGATAGTTTCTATATGTCTCATTATCCATAACTTCACATAGGCGATCTGCATTCTCTAACCATTCTTCAATACGTTTAGCTCGTAAAGGAGTCTGGCGTTTACCATCAACTACGAAGGTATCGTCATCTGATAGGACATTCGGTATACCGTCACCACTATCACCTTTCATGATATGTTCAAATAGATAAGTTCTAGCATTTTCAACTACNACAGCTTTCTTCTGCATTGGTGAGAATTGTGCAACGTTATCATATTTCTGTAGTTGTTTAAAATCATGATCTGATGAGATAATCATCACAGGTTCATGTTTACCAAACTCTTGTGTCTCTCTAGCTAACGCTCCAATGATGTCATCAGCTTCACATCCTTCAAACTGTAGTACCTTATATGGTAGATTTGCTTTAATCTCGTCGCGTATTGTATTCATAGCATCGAATATGATCTGCCAATCGAATGTAGAATCATCCCTACCTTTCTTACGAGATGCCTTATACTCAGGATAATATGAGCGTCGCCATGTATTAGGACCATCACATGCAATTACCATTTCACCATACTTATTTCTGTACTTTAGATTATACATACGAATTGAATTAAGTATACATGCTCGAATCATATCAACGTCAGTTAGCTTTTGAGCTAATATGTTACTTATTGCTATTTGATTAAAATCAATTATGATCATCTATTTGTCCTTCTGTTCGTCATATATAGAAACAAGTTCACCAGTTAGCGCATCCATAGCTGGATGAAAATGATGTTCTTGTCCTGAGTGTCGTAGCAACATTGCGTTAACTAAGTTAGTAATAAGAAATAGATCTCTGCCTGATGCAGTATCTAGTGTTTTGAATTCCATATCATGGAATGCTTGAAAGTATCCCTGATCGTGAACAGCTACCTCAATCAGGTCTCGTAGGTATTCAGACATTGTATTACATTCAGTCTTAATGATTTGTTTTTCATCAGAGTCAGCCAATCGCTCTATAGCTTGATCAATAGATTCATATTTACCTTTAAGTTCTACTCGTTTACGTGGGAACTGTATTACGTTATCATTAGACATAATTTACCCCTTAAGGAAAGTTGGAATATCTTTAGGTTGATATAACACGTATGCGTCTGCTTCTTGCTGAGTCAGCCCACATGTTGACACTAGCCACTGATTGAAATCTTCAATATGGCTAACTGGACTATTACTATACATTATGTCTAGTGCGATTTGATATGGAACTTTATGAACTTCGATAGTTCTACTTAAGATTTGAACAGCACCCTGACGAAGGTATTCACGATTGCGACGATACATATAATTAAGCCTCAGTAATATTTAATATAGCTATTATATCATAACCGGCAATGAATGTAAACTGTTATTTGTTATCTTTTTCAGTCAGAAACTGCTCTTTGAGGATACGTACTGATGGACCACCAATCTTACAACTAATAATGCCATTGTAGTAGTCGTCGGTGAGTAAGACATTGCGTTCGAAGTGCTCTTTAGTTTCCATATATGCACAAATACCTTTAGTCTCGCAGAGATGGAGAATCTCTTTCTTGATAACGTGACCTGATTCGATGTCTTCGTTTAGCTGTCTAGACGATCCAGTGTATGTTACCCAATCTGATTGGTTATATGTAACCTTACGTCGTTTGCGTGTTTTAGTGATAGGTAGTGTTTTCTTAGACCAGAAGAACTTCTTGCCGACATATTGCATGCCGTTAGTTTCATTGGTTATAAGATACACGAATCCATAGTACGGATAGGTCTTCATCTCCGCATCTTCTGGTACTATATAAGTTTTGTTGTTGTATGTCCACATGTATTATATATAAGAACTCCCGCGTTGCAAATGAGCAAGAGGCGGGAGGCGTGTTATATTAATTATTAAGTGTCATGTTATGCTAAAGTAACGTTATATATCACTAATGCTTTATTGTTTGCAGCATCTTCAAGCGTTAGAGTTCCTAATTTTCCAGTAACAGTACTAATAGCAGTACCACTTACGATAGTACATACTCCATTAGTAACTACAGCTGATGTAATGTTAACACTACCAAGATCGTCATTAGTATGAAATTCGCCATCAGTATATGCTTTGTTGAGATAACCAGAAGTAACAGAATTCCTAATTAATCCTAAGTTTGGAATAGTAGCAGTAAGGTTAGCAATATCAACTGTAGTTCCTCCAGATGCGAGCGCGGCAGCCAAATCAGACTCAGCTTCTTCTATACTTGAGATCTGCTGACCGGTTGAGTATGATATATCACTAGTGCTTACGACAAGGTTCCTATTATTAACCTCAGGAATAGATACTTCAAGTGCATTTGCTTTAGGAACTACACTTTGAGGGTAGAATGTAGCTACAGAACTATCTTCATACTCAATATAACCTTCGCATCCATTTTTGCCTAATATTAGTGCGCTATTTACTTTATACACGCCGTCCAAATCAGTAGATGTAGGTAGTCGAGTATGATCAAGAGCTATAATTTTATCGCCAACTAAGCCGCGGAACTCAATAGTATAATTTCTACCTGACTCAAAGAGATTTTCGTTATCAAAAACCCAAGCGCCGCCATCACCGTAAGATAATGAATAACTAATACCAAACTCAGCCTTACTTATAACAATATCTACACGAGAAGGATCAAGAACATCGGTGATTCTAACAGAATCGAAAGGCGGGAGCTGGTTAACAAGATCTGTCGTTTGATTTCCCGCNTGTGGGGCTGATTCAGCGATTATCGTAAATCCACCTGCAGTTACAGTGTCATTAGTTATAGCGGGCAAAGTGGCGGCAGGAATATCACAGTAACCTGATATTTTATAATCATAATTAACTAAATCAGATTCATCGTAAACATTTATAAGCATTACGCCTTCGCCTACTGTACTCGTGCGCGAACCTGTTATACCATAGGTTGAGTTAACATCACTATAGAAAGGTACTATAATGCTTTTTTTGCTTTCTTCATCAGATATGACCGGTACATCATTAACAAACTGTGTTAAGCCGTCTCCCCATACTTCAGAAGGAGTATGTTGTTTACTAAAGTCTAACAACTTAGCAGTCGCACAGTCATAGCCCTTTAACAGGTACTGTATAGTATCACAACCATTACCTACACCAGTATCGCCGGGCTCTCTATAAGAACCAATTAAACAACCAGCACCATTTGCAATTTGACTTGGCGCGGCCTTTAAACCATGGGAAGTTGTTGTTTGTATAATAGCGCCTGTCTCTAACTCAAAAATCTGATCTGCGTCGCCTGAAGTCCATATATCAGGATTAAGATGTGCGTTCGTTTGAGGATTCTCACATGCGGTATCCAAAATCAAACCTGATGTTATAGGAAACGTATTACCGTTATGGGCTGTGTATTCATATGTGTTATAGTTAGGGGTTCGGAAAGTAGTAGTACTAGCACCACCAATGGGAGAATCTTTATCTATACTAAAATCAGCGGCAGCTGAAGTACCATTATACTTAGCTATACCTGTATTAGTTCCTATTGTACTCAAATAGTCATTACCTGCTGTATCAGAACGAAAACCAAAGATGTTATTGGTATAACCCATCTGATCGACTATATAGTGGGCATATGTACCAGAGAAGTTACTAATGCGGCTTGTGCGACCATTAGCTACAACAGTTACGTTTGTATTTGCTTTATGGTATGCCCTCGTGTTTGCAAGAGCCATTGAGTTAGTTACCATATCTGTAATCTGTTGTGCTGTAATAGATACGTTAGCATTAGATTCTTTGTGAAACCCTATACGGAAATTAGGTAAGGCAATGCATAGATTACCATTTATATCCTGAGTACGTCCTTGATCTATGACTATTTGACCAATAGCAGGATTAGGATTGCCTTGTTGGAATGCCTCTATGTCTAAGCCACCGACTTCAATTAAATCATCTTGGTCTTTAACATAATTATAGTTCTCTAAAGATGATCTGTTCGCAAGGTTTTCTTCTCTTGCGCTGATTCCGCCAGCTTCAGGGTAGTATGTATCATCTTTTAAATTATCAGACGAATTCCACGTTGTTACAGGACTACCTTCAAAGAGAGTTGAGTGCTTTAAAGCCTGTCCGCATAAACTCGAGAAAGAAATACCAAGATTATCCCACCCACTATCGCCTATTAATAGCGGAGAGTTTGGACCTGTTGCTACCATTTCAATAGAGTTAGTAACGAAATAGTCACCTAACGCTGTTAAAAACGCAGTCCTCATAGTTCCAATAGTTGCGCCGTCATATGTGGTACCAATAGCGATACCATATAGATGTGTCGAAGGGATACCACGAGCCGTCATATAAGCTTCACATAGTGCCTGCTCACCTGCTATAGTAGTATCATACACTACTGCCACCTTAGTAAGATCGACGTTAGGACTACGTCTTGCGTTTAATGCCTTTATTATGTTATACATGTTTTAGAGCTTCCATTGTATTGTATTATATATATAAGAACTCCCGCGTTGCAAATGAGCAAGAGGCGGGAGCCGTGTTATATTAATTATTCTACTTATAGTGTTACGTTATTAAATACTAACACTTCTTTACCATTTATCAATGTTAATGTGCCTTCGACAGTCTCATACGATCCATCTGCTACACCTGTAATTCGACAAACACCATTATGTATTGTTGCTGACGATATAACAACATGTAAAGTTGGGTTATGTTCTGATACCCATAAACCAGAAGTAAAGGTTCGAGTTGGTTGACCCTCAAGCTCTAGATTAGATACACTAAATTCGTTAGGATTCGTTGACGATAGCTTATGATCGACTAAGTTCGTTGTTTTACCATTAACGATCTCATGTTGCCATGCTATATCGATTAAACCTTGGTCAGAATACGATTTTAATAAATCCATATGAGCATTAAATCGAGCTGTAGGAACATCAATATTGTTTGCAGCTGTAGGATTATCCTTTATAAGATGGTATGCTATGATCATATCGGTGCCAGTTTCGACAGCATCAGTCAACATATCTTGAAACTGAGTTGTAATAGCATCAGGGTTCGCTGGATCCCATGTAGTGTCTGCGTATGAATCGGGGTTATACTTATATGAAATCAAACGCATAGGATCATCAATGCCGTATGTGTTAGTTGTTAACAGAGGAGAATGAGAACCATTGTTAGACATATCACCTTTACCTAAACCAGCTCTAAAGCTAGTAAAACCACCATCAAAGAGTTCTTGTCTAATTTGAAGATTGTGCTGGCTTTGAGGATATGCTCCTGTCCTAATACCTTGTGTAAACCCATTATCTTCGCACCATCTAAACCAACCAGCCATTGCATCTTTTCTGGTTTGTGGACTTACTAAGTTTGCTGCTTGAAATTTAACATCTTGTTGGTGTGTTTCACTTAGAGTATTGTCTATAAAGATAAAATTATCGTGATTAGCAATGAAATGGTATTGTGCTGCCCATAACCCACTATCATGCATTTCTTTTAATTCATCTAATGTTATTTTACCAGCAGATCTTGGATTCGTTACTCGATCGTATATTAAATTAGATCCACCTTTAATACCAAGAGGTGCCATCTTAGCGAAGGCTATACTATAATCTGAATCAATCGCGTCGTCAAATGTTATTGCGATTTTAGGCTTTAAGTTTGTGTTCTTAGGATCGACTACAATCTCTTCGATATGCATTGTAAGAGATCTAATCTGAGAAGGTACTGCTTCTCCTTCAGCATCAAGGAAATAGTAGTCATCACCATTATCCCAGTCGTCTCCGGTTCCACTAGTTACGATAGTAGAAGTAACAGTATTTGGAGTATTAGAAGTAACTAGGCGAGTTGATCCATCAGTCGCATTAACTAAAGTTAAACCTACTAATTCATCAATCTTCCAGTTCTGAGAGTCATCGGTGAGAACCTGCTGATTAGCAGTACCACTATGTGTTAACGAAGAGGATAGAGATAATGTTACTCCGTCAACATTAGCTATGTCAAATCCACCAAACTCAGAAATATGTTCATCAAGATATATATTTAACCATTGATGTCCTAGTTTTCTATTGCTTGAGTTAGTCCAAGAGTAGCCACGACCTAATCTAAAAAGTCTATAATTTGCACCGAATGATGTTCCACCATTTAAAGTGTTAAGTCTAAATTCTAAGCCATTATAGCCAATAAAATCTAATTTTTCGTTTTCTTCACCTTCATTACCTTCAATAAAGACCTTAATGCCTATTGATTTTGCATTTGTTAGATCAAAGGAAGTTTCTAGCTGACGACGTACTTCAATTTGGCTATCAGCAGCTGAAGCGTTTCCTGCTGTATGAGTAAACTTAATACAATTTTCATTATTTACTGCATGCTCACTGTCTAGTTGTAGCTCAAGTGAGCTGTCGAGTTCTGAAAATATAGACCAGCCAACCGCACCATTATTTGTTGCGTCAAGACTATCCGCTTTAATTAAACTTGTGTAGCTATTTGAGATTTTACTTGGTTTAGGGTATGACACGATTGATTCCTTGTTATTTTAATTGTTTTAGTTATATATTTATCATCAGTTGTTTTTTGAGCTCCTGAAAGCCACCAACATGATCGCCGTCCATGGTTATTTGTGGAAATGTTTTAGCACTAGGAAACTTTTCAACTAGTTCCTGTTTAGTGTAGTCTTCATCTAACTTTAAATATGTATATGACATTGACTTCATCTTACATATTTGAATTGCGGCATCGCAGAACTTACAATTATCTTTACCGTAGATCGTGATCATAATTTTAACCCTTTTAATGAATCTTCTTTAACATCATTATCAATGCCACCAATTACATATGACTGCACTTCTGTTTCCTGAGGTGCAACTTGTACGTCTCCACCACCAATCCATTTATTAGTCCAAGGCAATGGGTTGTCGCGAGATACCTTATATGGACAATCAATGCCTAGAGCTCTCATTCGTTTAGCACCAATCCATTCAACATAATCGCTTAATAGTTTCTCATTAAGACCAATGATAGAACCATCTTTAAATAGATATTCAGCCCAAGCCTTCTCTTGTTCAATAACATTAACAAATAACATTGATGCAGAATCAGCCAATTCAATTTCGATCTTAGCAAAGTCTTTATCTTCTTTAATAAGGTTCTTAATAATCATTGTAGTTGATGCTAAATGTACATTCTCATCGCGGGCAATGAACTTAATAATCTTAGCATTACCTTCCATCTTTTTAAGTTCAGCGAATGCCCATGAACAAGCGAATGAAACATAAAACCGTATACCTTCTAATGCGTTAGCTGAAAGCATAGCCATATATAACCATTTCTTATGCTCATATAGATCAATTGAATCGTCATTGTTTGCTTCGGTTAATGAATCATAGTACTTAGTAATATCATCAGCACAGTCAGCAATCTCGGCATTTGTCATAATAGAATCAAATACTTCAGATGGATTAGGGTATACGTTACGAATAATATGAGTGTATGATCTACTATGAATTGTTTCAAAGAATGACCACGTCATTAGCCAAGTTTCAATCTCAGGTAATGAGGCAATAGGACCAAATGAAAGAGCTGGCTCTTTACCTTGTACTGAATCCAATAAGATTTGACGCTTAAGGTTACTAGTAAAGATATGTTGCTCGTGATCGCTTAGATCTCTAAAGTCTTTCTTATCTTTAGATACATCCACCTCTTCTGGAACCCAAAAGAATCCAATTTGCTTGCGTGTTATTTTATCGATTGCCGGGTACTTAACCTCGTCAAATCGTTGTATGTCTACACTTCCATCTAGAAACATGTTCCGATGGAGGTGGCTTTTATTCTTTCCCATTATAATTCCTGTTATATTGTACATCCATCACAGTCTTCATCATCTGGAAGATCTGCGAGTAATGCTTCCAAATCTGGTTGTCCTTCTTCTTCCTTATCGCCTGCGCCATCATGAGTATTCATGTAGTACAATTGCTTCAGACCGAATCGATAGGATGTTACCAAATCTGTAATTAGAGTTGACATTGGTATCTTATTGTCAGCAAAGAACTCTGGGTTATATGACGTGTTAGCGCTTATTCCCTGATCTATATACTTTTGTAAGATACCACATATTTTTAAATAATTCTCTGGGCTTTGGTGATCCCAAAGTAAATCATACTTGTTTTTGAGGCGTGGATGACCAGGAACAACCTGTGCCATTACACCATCCTTTGACTGTTTATATGATACAAGTGCTCGAGGTGGTTCGATGCCATTAGTACTATTACTAATTTGTGCTGAAGTTTCAGCGGGCATCAGTGCCATCAGAGTTGAGTTTCGTATACCAGTTCTCTTTAATTGTTTTCTTAATGATTTCCAAGGCATTCGTTCTTTGTGCTGAACCAAATCATCAACGGAATCCTTATATGTATCAATAGGTAAGATGCCTTGAGAATACTTAGTCTCGTTATTCCATTTACATGCGCCAACTTCTTCTGCTAGATCGGCAGATGCCTTAATAAGGTAATATGACCATGCTTCCGCATATTTATCTACTGTTTTAAACGCACCTTCGTTATAACCAAGGTCTCGTTTTGCTAAAAAGTATGCAAAGTTAATGATACCTACACCCAAAGGTCTACGACCCATTGTGCCTACTTCGGCTGCAATTAGTGGATAGTCCTGGTAATCAAGTAACGCATCAAGGCCACGTACTGCTAGGTCACAATATACCTCAAATTCAGCTGGATCATTAATAAGACCCCAATTGATTGCGCTTAAGGTACATAGGCTAATCTCACCTTCT